CGTCGATGCGCTCGCCGAACGTGGATGCCATATCCTCTACACCCCCTCAGCGCTGCTCAAGGTAGGAAGCGGCTCGCATCAGCAGACCCGGGCTATCCCGCAGGAGCCCGATCGCACTGTTGCAGCCATGGCACAGCAGTCCGCGCAGCTCGCCTGTGGCGTGATCGTGGTCTATGAACAGCCGCCCGTGATGAGTAGTGTTCGGCTCGCCGCAGCTATCGCACAGTCCGTCGTGACCCTCGAACCGGGCAACGACAAGATCCGGGTCCAAGCCGCGCTGGCGAGCCGAGTTCCGGAGCGAGTGAACAAACCAGCGCTCCGGGTCAGATCTGATGGCTGCGTACCGACGGCCAACTCTCTCCCTGACCACTTCAGCGTTGGCCAGGTACCACTCCCGGCTGCTCGCCGATTGGCACGCCTTGCAGGCTGACTGCCGCTCGGTGGCTCCTTTGGCGCGAAGGCCGAAGTCCGTCACCGGCTTGGACGCTAGGCATTTGATGCAGGTCTTAGTGACCGCAGCGCTGTTCACAGGCCACGACTCTGGAGGTATCCCGCCGCCGCGCGAGCGACCTTGGGGTCATCCCTGAGCAGGCCAATCGCGGTATTGCAGGTACTGCACAGCAGCCCCCGGAACCTTCCGGTCTCATGGTCGTGGTCGATGGACAGGCGCGTGCGGTCCTTCACGTTCTGGCCGCCGCAGATGTCGCACCCACCGCCGTGGCCGTCGAAATGGCGCTCTACCAGTTCTCGGTCTAGACCTAGCTGCTGGGCTGCCACCCCGAGGGAGTAACGGAGGAACCTCTGCGGGTCAGAGCGGATCTCCGCATAGTGGCGACGCGAGTAGTCCTTGCGCTCCTCCCGCTGAAGGACATAGCGCCCGCGCATATACCCCTTGACGCAGGCTGTGCACCAGGAATGACGGTGCGGCTTGGCCTTATCCTTGCGCCAGGGAAACTCGTCTTCCGGCTTGAATGCCTCGCACTTGGTGCACCGCTTGATCTTGATCTCGGCGAGACTGAAAAGCTCGCCCTGCGCAACGGCAGCAGCAGAGCTGGAGGTAGCCTTACGCATGTCGGACCTCATACCAGGTTCGGCCATACCCCCGGCCTGTTAGCGCAGGTGCGGGGGCCTTATTCGTACAGTATAGCGGATTCCCTATGGCCAGTTGGCTTCATAAGGGCCGGATGGCCGCAATCGACCAGCCCTGATCTCAGTGGCCGAATCGGCGGGAGAAAAAACCGCCGGTATTCGGTTGATTACCCTCGCGCGGACCGGCGCCGGAGGCGTTCCCGGCGGCCCGGACGGCTGCGACGGCGTGACCTGCACCTGCCCGGCCGCGATGGCCTTCAGCGTGGCCATCGCGTCGAGGTAGGACAGGTACACCGGGTCCTGCGGACCGAGATCCTTGCCCTTGCGGTAGGTCAGCGTGGCGTAGTACGTCGCCAGCTGTACCGTCAGGTCCTTGACGAGGTCCGGGACCTCGGACGGATCGTAGGCCTCACCGGTGTAGCTGCTGACCCGCGATGAGGCCTGGGCGATCTTGGCCAGCAGGATGGAGGCATCCAGCTGGGCGCAGGTACCCGTCCCGTCGTCGGTCCCGGCGACGTTGTTCCTGATGTCGGCCGGGGTGCAGTACGAGACGGGCATGGCTCACCTCCTGAGGTCCTCCAGCGGTCAGGTACTGCGGCCGCGCCGCGTGCGCGCCGTGGCGCCGTCGCTGCCCGCGTCCGGGTCGGGGACGTCCGGCTGCTTCGCCTCGGGGTGGTTTGCCGCGTCACCGGAATCCACGTGGCCGATCTTGGACTCGTTGGTCACGTCCAGCGCGGCCGAGCCCTGCGGGACGGGCGGCGGCCCGGGCCGGCCCTTCGCGCCGAACAGGCCGACGGCGGTGATGTTGGGCATCGGCTCGTTCTTCTCCGACGCGGGCCGGATGACCGCGGTCTTGTGGCGGGCCGGATTGAGGAAGCCGGCCGCCTCGTCCTCGGTGAGCCACACCGTCTCGCCCTTCGGTACGAAATCGGCGGCCTTGTCCTTATCGCCGCGGCGGCCGATGGACAGGTTGGTCAGCGCCTGGTACTCACTCCGGCCCGGCTCCGGCTTCGCGGTGGTGTCGTCGGACATTCGTCTCTCTCCGTTTCAGGGATGCTGCGTGCGTGCGGGGACCGGTCAGACGCCGGAAAGCACGACCAGCGAAAGCGGCTGGTCCAGGCCGATCGCAGCGGCCCGCTGCACATCGCTGCGGCTTGCCTTCCTCGTCTCCTGGCGGTAGAGCGGCGTGGCCTGCATCGGCAGTTCGTCGGCGATGAAGCCGGCCCGGCCGCGCTGCATGACGATCGCGTTACCCGCAGGCATCTGATGCGTCAGCAGGACATCGAGATTGAACACCTTGTTAGGCAGCACGCCGGTGTACTGGAGGTTCTCGCTCGCGATGTCGCCGATGTACGGCTTGGCGAACGAATCGGACTGGAGGAGCGTGTTCTTCGTGCCGTACCCGATGATCAGGGTGTCGGCTTCGAAGCCCATAGGCTGCTGGAAGCCGATCTGGCTGGTGATGTTCGACGTCTCGATCAGCGACACCGCGTTGGCGATGTCCGCGCGGATCGTCGCGTTCGAGCTGGCCCACGCGTTGGCTACAGCCAGGGTCTGCACGCTGCCGTTCGCGATGACGGCACTGAAGAAGGCCTGGTTCCACGAGTACACCATCGTGTTCTGGACCTGGGTGAGCTGCTGGTTCACCGGGTCGACGATCCGGCGGCGCCGCATCTCGTCGCTGACCATGATGGCCATGGCCCGCTCGTGCGCGAACACGACCCGGGGCTTCCCGACCGACGTCGGGACGACCGGGACCTCGCCGAACTCGGCCCTGATCTCCGGCACGTCGTCGGCGTAGAGCGGCGTGCTCTCCCAGTACCGGACGGCGCCGGACTCGGCCAGGCCGCCCTCACGGAGTACCGCGTCGGCGACGAACCGGTTCTTGGTCATGTCGAGGATGAGTGCCGGGATCGTCAGCGGATCCTTGATCAGGGCATCGACGGTGATCCGGGGACCGTCCATCGAGGTGTAAGCCGGAGTCGGCATGGCTTATCTCCTTCTTCAGGTGGTGTCGTGCCGGCTCTGGCTCAGCCGAAGATGCGGGCGCGGGCGATGGTCGCACCGGCGGAGACGCCGCCGGGCTGGGTACAGCGGCCGACGATCAGGCCCGCCGCGTCGGTGCCGGACACCCACGGGGTGACCTGGCCGTTCGCCGCGGACTTGAGCATCGCGCCGAACGTGGCGGCGGCGGCGTAGGTGACGCGGATGTCCACGCCGTGGTAGACGGCCACGTAGTCAGGCAGCACGCTGACGTCGAGCAGCGGGTCACCGTAGCCGGTGGTGTTGCCGGTCTGGTCGGCCTGGGGCGCGGCGTCGTTCCCGGCCACGCCGAGCACGTTGGCTGCGCCGGCGCCCGCAGTGGACACGGTCGACGCGCTGGAACCGTCGGCGACGACCAGGGTGCCGCCCTTGACGAGGGCCGACACCTGGTAGCTGTCCGGGCCGGTCTGATAGTGCGGGAGGCTTCCGGGCATTTCTCGCTCCTTGCATGCGAAAGCCCCGGACACGGCCGGGGCTGGAGAGGGACGGCGGGAAGGCCTCGCCGCGGGAAGGGAAGGGTTACAGGGCGTGCCGCTGGCGGTACGCGGCCACGAAGTCGCTGCGCTCGGCCGCCTCGGTCTCGGTCCGGGTCGCCTCGGTGTCGGCGCCTTCGGAGTTGCCGAGCTCGACGTCCATGCCGAGCTGCTGCATGGTCTTGCCGAATTCGCCGATCAGCTTCCGGGCGATCGCGCCCGCGTCCACCGACGAGCCGTTCGCGAGGTCGACGGTGCGGCCGGACCCTTCGAGCAGCGGGCGGGCCAGGTCGGTGAGCCGGGCAGGGATGCCGTAGGTGCGCTGGTAGTGGTCGCGCTCCCGCTCGTACGTGGCCCGGTCGAGCTGGATCCGGGTGCGCCGCGCCTCGGCCATGGCCTCCTCGGCGCGGCTGTTGGCCATCTCGATCGCGGTCTGCGCCTCGTTCGACAGGGACGCCCCGGCCGGCTCCAGTTCCCGCTCGGCCTCCGCCTCGCCGTCCGCGGCGGTGGACTCGGCGTCGGCCTCGGCCAGCATCGCCTCGAGTTCGGCGTCGCTCACCTCCGCGTCCGTACCGTCGGTGGCGTCTTCGTCGCCTTCGGTACCCTCGCCCTCGGCCTTCGCAGTGATGAGGGCATCGAACTGGTCGTCAGGGAGCGCCAGCAGCTTCGCCAGCCGCGCCTCCTGCTCAGCGGTGAAAGCCATGCCGGCCTCCTTTTCCTGCGCCTTGGGCGCGTCGGGCGCGGCGGGTGCCGTCGCCGGGTCTGGGGTGGTTGCGTACTCCATGACCGTGAGGTCGATGACCTCGCCGGGGTCGTCGCCGGAGAAGTCGATGGCTTCCCACAGGCCACCGGGCGGCGCGCTGTCGTTGGCGGCTTCAACCGCCTGCCACGGCTTCAGGCCGGGAATGCGGGGGTCGAGCGTGCCCAGGACGTGCTGGATCGCGGCGGGGAAGAACTTGCCGTCCGCCCGGTCGTACGCCTCGACGATGCGGGCGGACACGCCGAGGTCGGGATAGTCCTTCAGGTGCTCAGCCGCGCCGGGGCCGGGCTCGACGATGATGTCCAGGCCGTCGGCGGTGAGTTCCATGCCGCGGACGGTGCCGCGACGGCGCTCCGGGTCGTTCGTGTGCGTGTTCGCGTGGTCGGCGAACTGGAACGGCACCACGTCGTAGGCCTTGGAGCTGAACGCCTTGACGAGGCCGGCGAGGTACTCGCGGGTGAACGCGATCTTGCGGCCCTTGTAATTGATCTCCCCGACGGGGAGCAGCTGCTTGCGCCAGAGCGTTGCTCCGGACTGGCGGGCTTTGCCCTTATCGACGGGCGTCAGGAGAGCGGTCACCGCCGCCCACCTCCTTTACGCTGGGAAGATGAGCGAAGCGAGCAACGAGGACGATCGGGTCTGGCCTTACCGTGACCTTGAAGGGCTAGGGCCGGAGGAGATGTAGCCGTGGAGACGCGTTACGACCTAGCTGCCACCCGGGGCGCTCACGGGCCGTTCTCCCCGCCGGACTGGGTGATGTGCGGCAGCCCTGCACCCGGCGGCGTGCGGCTGCTGGCCAGCAAGGACATGACGGACGCCGAGCTGAACGCGCAGTACAGCTACCAGGACATCGACCCATGGGGCGAGTTCCCGCCGATGCTGACCAGCCGGCGCATCACGCTGACTGCCGGGCTGAAGACGTTCGTGATGATCGAAGCGCCCGACTACCCGACAGCGTTCCGGGTGCTGTTCGAGCAGTGGACACCGGGACCGGACGAGCGTGTCGCGCTACCGGGCATGCCGGCGATCGAAGCTGCTAGGCAGCAGCCTTAGCCGTCGCCTTGGCCCGCATCGCCGCCGCCCGCTTGGCCATGGCCAGCGCCTGGGCGTGCGTCTTGCCCTTGGCTCGGAGCTTGCGGTAGACCGCCTGCGCGACCGGAACGGCCTTGGCCGTCTTCTCGCCGGCGACCATGGTCATCCTCGGTCCGTCGCCCGACGTCGCGGCAGGCGTCCCGGCCAGTTCGAGCGCGGCCTCGTGCGCGGCCATCGCATGCACGGCACCAACCGGCTCAGCAGACGGTGCGACAGCGGCGATCTTGTTGTGGACGCCGATCAGCCCGGACAGCGCTCCCGCCATCGACCCGGACGCCGGTGACGGCTTCCCGGTCGCGTGCGTCCCGGCCCACCCGCCGTGCTGCGCGGGCTTCAGGGTGCCGATCTTCATACCGGTCGGCTTGTGTGTGACGGTCACCTCACCGGGCCCGGTGCGCTTGCAGGACACGTCACCGGGGCCGCGGACACGGGCCGTCTTCGTCATCGTGGCCAGTTCCACCGCCTCGCCGTCGTTGGCCAGCTTCAGGTGCGACGCCTGCGCATCGAGCGCCTTCGCCCGGGACATCAGCGACGTGGCCTGGGTCCGCAGGTTCACCCTCTTGGTCTTCAGCTGCGCGGTCGTGACCTTCTTCTTGGCCGCGGACTTCTTCTTGGCGGTTTTCGCCGGGGCCTTCTTCGCCACTGTCTTACCCGCTGCCGTTCCCGCGGCCTTCGCCTTGGTCTTAGCCGCCTTAGCAGCCTTTGCGGCCGCGGCCTCGTTGGCCTTGATCTGCTTGTTGATGCCCGAGATCTGCTGCAGCAGGGCCTTGGCCTTGGCCCGGTCGGTGTTCGCCTGGGCGTGGAGCTGGGCGGCCTTGGCGCGGTTCGCCTTCAGCTCGGCCGCGCTCTTAGCGGCAGCCCGAGCCTTGGAGCTGGCCTTCGCGGGCTGCTTCGCCGGCGCCTTGGGCTTGGCTGCGGCGCCGGACTTCGCGGTGCCCGTGCCTGCGCTGCCGAACCGGCCGCCGCCAGTCTGCCCGGACGGGACACGGGGATGCAGGGCCGAATTGAATGCGCCGGCCAACTCGACCGCCTCCTGATCGTTCGCGTGCTCAATGTGGGCGCGAGCCTTCGCCGCCTCCCACTCGGCTAGCGCCTTGGCCGCAGCGGCGCGGACCTCGGCCGAGACTCTGCCGCCGCCGCGGGCCCACCGCTGGCAGGCGCCGATCGCCAGCTGGATGGCCTGCGACTCCGAACGCCCGGCCCGCTCGAGCGCGGCGGCGATGTTCTGGATGTATGCGGGCAGCTGCAGGTCCTTGACCCGGAAAAGTCCCGGGCCGCCGGGCCGGCCGAGCGGGTGATGCACCGACGACAGGACCGGGGTCTGCGCGCTCAGATCAACAGCCACGGTTAGCCGTCGGCGCGCTCTGGCCAGTGCCAGCTAGGAGCGGCGGACGGTTCGGCGTCGTAGGGAATGTCGCCGTACGCAAGATACTGACGGGCCTCCGGTACGGCAGTCGCGGTCTCCGGCGGCTCGAACACCGCGAGCGCGACCGACGTGCCGTCTTCGTTCACCCTGGTCACGATCGCCGACTGGCACTCATGGCTGCCCGTTGTCAGGAGGTGCACGATCCTGCCTTTAGATGGCTTCACACCTTCTCCTTCCCGGTACCGAGCGCGAACCGCCGCACGTCGTTGCCGCGGTGCACGGACAGGTGGGTGAACCGGACTGGCGTAGCTGGGACCGGGTTCGGCAGCGGGTCGTCCTTGCCGACGTAGGCCAAGGTCACGTGCGGCTTCCAGTCGGGATGCTCGCTGGCCGACAGGTCTTCGAGTTGCGAGCGGAGGGCGTGGCCGCCCCGGATCTTCGCCTTGGCGAACACGGGCCGCTTGCCGTCACTGCTGCCCGATGGCGGGAAGGTGCCGATGTCGCCAACGACGGCGGGTAGCGGGCCGGGCATCGAAGCTGCCGCCTGCTTGGCGCGCTCGCACGCTGCCGCGAAGGCGTCATCGTCCACGTCTTTGCCGAGGAAGACGATGGTTACATGGTGGTCGGTCACCCCGTCCGGAACGGCCTTTATGGTGCCGTCGGGCAAGTTGAGCCCGATCCATCCCGAGCGCAAGGTGCCGCTCAGCTCAATCGCCTCGCCGTCATTGGCTAGCTGCTTACGGTGCGTGGATTCCCAACTGCCGTGATCCGTCTTCGCTGTCCCGATCCACGCCGTGACCGGCTGGCCGGCCTGGTCGCTGCCGAGGATGCGCGTGTGCCCGTCGACGGCGTACAGCAGGCGCCTGCCCGGCGTCCTGACCAGCACGACGGGCTTGGCCCACCCGGCGGCGATCCTGCGGGCGAACAGCGCCACTTTCCGCTTGTCGTTCCCGGCCGACCAGTCGCCCGTGCTCCGGTCGATCTGGTCGACGGGGACGCGAGCTGGCCCGGTCCACGTGAGATCGTCGACCCAGCCGAGCGCACCAGGCGGATAGTCGCGCTGAAGCTGGGCTTTCACCCGGTCGGCTACGGACTGTCCGGCCGGGGCGGAAGTCGAGACCAGGTCCGACGGTGCGCTCATGGTCACCGCCCGAATCCGCTCGTATGCTGGGCTTATGGGTGCCTTGAAAGACCTGCCGATGGGCTGCCTAGCATGCGGGAGCGTGGCCGACTGCAAGTCCTGGCGGCCATGTGCCGAATGCAGGAACTGCGGGTTGTTGATCACCCGGCAGGGCAAATCGGCGCGAGGATCCGTGACGGGTTGGTCGCACGCTCGCTGGGCCGGCTGGGAAGGCGTCCGGTGTCCCGGTCGCCTGACGGGGGCACAACCAGCCGAAGTCGCGGCTAGCGAGCAGCTGCACCGGGCATGACCGGAGCGCCGCGGCGAGGTGGTGTCGGCCGACAGCGGCACAGGGCGTGAACAGTCCCCGGGAATGAAGGCTGACCCTCCACGATCGGCGGGTCATCCACGCGCCAGTTCTTACCGTTCGCGCTAAGGCAGCCGGCCGTGACGTTCTTATCCCGCACAGTCCGCCAGCCGAGCAGGTTGCCGTGGAGGCTGGCCATCCCGTCGACAGCCGATGTGGCCGCCACCCGCTTCTGCGAGGCCGCGACGTGCTGCTTGAAGTAGGTGCGCTCGCGGGCAACCGCCGTCTGGATCGCGTCGATGACCGGCTGGCCGTGCGCCCGGGCGTCGTCCGCTGCAGCCTGGATCCGGCGGACGCTGGCCAAAGTGAACGCCGCGCGGCGGAGCGTGTTCTGCCCGACCGCCCACCGTGTCGCGGGCCCGGTGCCTTCCATCGGCTGCTGAGGCATCGACAGGACCAGGGTGACGGTGACCTTGAGTGCCGTGGTGCCGATCCCGGCCCGGGCGAACTGGGACCGTAGACGGGCGACGATCGCGGAGACGGTGTGCGCGGCGAGGAACGCGGCGATGATGGCCGCGATCAGGGCGGTATCTGACGGCGCATCCTGCTGCTGGGGCTGGGCTTGCTGCGGCGGAACGGTCGGCGTGGTCATAGCGACCACCTTTCCCGTTACCTCGTACCCGGAGCCGTCGTCATCGGCTCGGTGATGTCCTCCGGCAGCGGAGCCTTCGCCGAGTCCTTCAGTGCCCGCTCGGCCAGCTTGGCGGCCGCGCTGACGCCGCCCGCCAGCCGTCCGACACCAGCAGCGGCCTGCTTCGGCATCCCGTCCGGAGCCGTGGCCACGGCCTGCGCCTCGCGGGCCTGCGCACCCGCCTCGATGATCTGGTGCACCGAGTCCATCGGCAGGTTCAGGTACGTCGCCAGCCGCTCGGTGATCACGTCAAGGATCCCCGTCGGCACCTGCAGCGCGGGCGCGACAGCCAGAGCCTGGAACAGCGCCACCAGCGACTGCCCGGACTCGTCGGTCAGCGCCCCGAACTTGAACGAGGGGAACGCCGCGGACGGCCCGAAGTTCAGCGTGACCAACGGCGCGATCACGTCATGGGTGATCGCCGCTTCCATCTCCGCGGTGACGGCCTGGCGGCTCTTCAAGAAGAACGCGCTCTGGTCCTGGGACAGGGCGAGCGAGCCGCGGCCGAGGCTGGCCAGGTCCGACAGGCCCATGAACCCGGCCAGCACGCTCGACGTCTGCCACGTCTCCAGGAACGACAAGGCCGCGGCGAACTGGTCGCCGCCCTTCCCGGACGACTCGATGATGTCGAACGTCTTCGGCTCGTCCTGGTTCGTCTCGAAGCCGACGATCCCGCTCGCCCGCATGGAGGCGACGTCATCGGCCCGGGCGTTGGCGATGTCCTGGCTCGCCCCGTAGGTGATCACCTTCGGGAGGGACTGCTGCTCGAGGTAGGTCAGCCACAGCCAGACCAGCTTGACCTTGGTCCGCCAGCACCAGTAGCTGATCTGCAGCTCGGACGTGCCCGTCAGCGGCTTGCGGTGCTTCCCGTTGATGTACACCCACGCCTTGGGGAACGGGATGTCGACCCAGCCGGGCATCTTGCTCTTCGTGAGCGCTTTGCCCTGCTGGCCGAAGGACCAGACCTGCTGCCTGAACCCCGTCAGGGCCGCCGTGCGCTCGTCACGCTTGATCTCGCACGTGGCCGAGGGCCGGAACGCCAGCTTCTCGTACACCATGCGGCCGTCGGTGTCGCGCGTGGTCCAGACCTTCTCGAAGAAGGCCCTGCGGAACGTCTGCGCGCTGGTCAGCTGGCCGATCACGTCCTGCAGCGGGGTTTTCATCCCGCCGCCCGTGTGCGGGGTCATCAGCACCGACCGGGCGAACTCGGCTTCGCCGGCGTCGCCGTCGGCCTTCTCGATCGCCCGGGAAGCCTGACGGATCGGCAGGGTCAGGACCGCCTCGATCGCCCCGGCACGCCCGTCCCTGTCGAGCATGACCTCGACATCGCGGTCGTTCCAGTCGCCGTAATCGAGCAGCTCTCCGTCACCCGTGTAGGCGAACATGCCCTCGCGGGCGTCGTAGGCAGTGCCGATCTCGCCTTGCAGGAGCGCCTTCTGCGT